TGAGTAGAACCCTTAAGAAGGCAGATAACCCTCGGTTATATGAATAAGTTAACTCTCAGCAAGTTTCTGGAAGTAACTCATAGCATCATCATCTTCCTCTGCTGAGGCAGGAGCTGCTGCTACAGCAACCTTCTCTTCCTTGCGAGAACCAAAGTCTGGCTTATAAGAACCACGAGGTTCATCATCACCTGCTTCTTCATCCAATGCTGGACGTGAGGCAGGTTTTTTAACGCCTAGAACATAGTCTAAACGCTTCTTTAGATCCTCATATGATTTAAACTGATCGGCAGCAACTAATGCTTGAAGGGAATATTCCTTCTTCCAAATTGCTTCCATTGCATCGTCATCTTCAAGAAGAGGAGCAGCAGTAGCAAACTCAGATTTGTCATAATTCCAATATCCATCCACTTTGCGGATCTTCAATTTGAAGTCAGCACCTTGCCAAAAATCAAATGGGTTAATTGGAGTTTCATCTTCAAACTCAGGTTGCATTGCAGCCATGATCTTATCAAAGATCTTAGCACCAAACTTATAAAGCTTTACTTGTCCTTCATTTGCAGGATTTGTAGGATCTTTTACAACATAGATATTTGCGTAGTAAGAGAGCTTACGCTTCTGCTTACGCACTGTAGTCTTGTCGTCCTCATTACCACTATTCCACAACTCTCTGTTGTGCTCTGATACTGGATCTTTACCACCAATGGTAGTTAAAGAATTCTCAATATACCATCCACCTGGTCCTTGGAACCCGTGTGAGTACATTTTTACCCAAGGTAGATCTTCACTGTCTGGAGCAGGTAGAAATCGAATAACAGCGTATCCATTACCTGTTTTATCCATCTCTGGTTTCCAGAGACGTTCGTCCTGATTACCAGAACCATTATTCATCTTCTCAACTTCCTTTACCAATTTTTGGGTAAGGGAACCTAAAGATGATTGCTTTTTTAATTTAGCAAAAGACATACGTATTCTCCGTATTAGATTGTATTCGGCTTGTATGATCAGTTTATAAGGTCTTAATCAGGACCTATGTCTATTCTACCTGCGACTTCATCTGTGCAAGTAACTTCTCCATATTACCAAAAACTACTGACATGTCAACATCCTTAGGAAGTCCTAGTGATGCTGCACCTGCCATGATGTTATCCTTCATCTTCTTTGCTTCTGGATCATCAGACAAAGATAACCTAGTATATAATACTCTCTGCTTCTCTAAAAGTTCTTGTAAAAGCGTTACATGCCTCAACTTCTCTGCATCATCAAATGAGGCAAACTTCCATACACTTTGATAAATCTCCTCTTGCATCTCAGCAATATGAGCAACCTCCGCACGTACAACCTCTGAATCAAAAAAGCTCATGCTATACTCTCCTTTAAGATTTTCCTAAACTTAAATACATCAATATTTAGGAAAGAACTGTACTTATTCATATTTTGAGATACTAATTGCCAAACAGGATCTTTTAACTTTTTGTCGAAATCTACCCTATATCCCAATATCTTGTCAAGTATCACCATAGTCTCTAATGACAGATTACCTTGTAAATGCTCTTTTAACAATAATGGATGAGAAGTCCCATGAACCTGAAAAATCTCATCAAACTGTTTTATGTCAATAACTGATTCTACCTCAGTTTTAAAAAAATAGGTCAAAGACTCATTTTTCTTATTCCACGAATTGTAAGTCTTTTCACCATCTCTGATAATATCACCAATCCACAAAGATTGTGGATCTCCCGAAGATACAAAATTTGAGACAAAAAAGTCAATTATCTGTTTTTCACTCTTTTGTCTACTTAGTTTTTCAAACCAAAAACGATCCTTTCTTTTATAAAAGGAATTTAAGGTTGCTCTCACTTTTCCACAATACTTATGATAATCATAATTAGCTTGTGTAAAGTGATTCTTTAATGCGAGATAGGTTTTATAGACTTCAAAAGGTGTCATAATATTGAAAGGGGTATTTCACGAAAAATGCCCACGATGTTTTTTCCGACTTTTTCGGAATTAAAAAACCAATTTTGCTCTGGATGTTCGTTTTAAAAAATTTAATTCTGTTGCATCGAACTTGATCTTCTCCTTTAATGGTTTGGAGATCAACTTAGGTACAGATTCTAAATCAATACTATTTGCATCACAGAAGTGAATAATAGCATCAATATAGTTCATATTTTTATTGTCTAAAACAAGTTGCTCAATTGATTGAGCAAATTTAGTTGGACAGAAAAACTTCTTTTCCAGAGCCTTCTCGAACTGCTCGTCTACTTTAGTCGGCATAGTTCTCCAGCTTGAATTGAATAAACTCTCTAATATACTCGGTGAGTAATTTGATGTACTTTGCTTTGTCGTACTCTTCATAAACAATACATTCTCCATTTTCACATGCCATTATAATGACAAGTTTTTTAATCATAATCCCAGTCAATTCGTATAACATACAACCATATGCCATACATTGCACAAAGTAGTGTTCGACCCACTCCCTTGGCTTAGGTTTTTTAGAGGTTTTAAAATCTATTATCGCCAACTCACCGTTATATTCTGCAATACAATCAACGGTTCCAGCAATTCCTAGTTCCTTACTATAGAGAGAACCCTCTAACGAGTATACATTATTTATAAGGTTTATTTTAGATTTGGCAATCTTAAATAGCATCTCAGATATAGGAGGAACCTCAGGGAGATCCTCATTCTTTAAGTAATACTCAGTAAGCGTGTGCATATCTGTACCACGCTTAGTTGCCTTCCTTGTAATGCGATTTGCTTCTTCCTCTCCAACTCTCTTACGCCAATTAACAAAGATATCTTTGTTGTGATGACTAGTAACAGAAGTTATAGAAACTAATTTGATGAGTTCGTCCTTATCAGGAACTGAATAGTAACGAACTCCATCTATAGTTTCTCTTGAGAGTTTAGGAAGATCACAATTTACATGTTTAAAATTCACACTACATACCTAACTCATTTTTAGCAATTAAATACTCTTTGCAGAGACCTGAACGTACAATATCTTGTAAACCAAATTCAATCATATCGAATGAAGGCATTACCCTCAATACTTTTATGAAGTCATGGATTCCATTGCGTTCATTTGTCTTCTGTAAATCTGACTGAGAAGCGTCTCCACAGAAGCATATTTTGGTGTTCTCACCAACTCTTGTTATTATACTATCTAACTCATGATAGTTCAAGTTTTGGAACTCATCTACTATGATGATTGCATTATCAAATGTAGTACCTCTAATAAATGATGTACTCCAAAATGATATAGTACCTTGAGTCTTAAGGTTTCCATACAACATCTCAAAGTCTGCATCAGTATTCATCTCGAACATGTATTTCACCATGTTCTTGTAAGGTATTTGATATAGTAAGGACTTATCTTCATGGTCACCAGGAAGAAATCCAATCTCTCTTGTTGCTACAAGGGATCTAACAATGTATATTTTTTCGTAAGGAGTTTGAGGATCTAAGACATCTTGAAGAGCATTATAAAGCGTAATGAATGTCTTACCAGTACCTGCTGCACCATAGGCAACTAAATTCTGATCATTCTTATAACAACGGTACAACTCTTGTTGGTTATCTGTAAGAGGATCTATATCTCTTAGGAAGTCTGCATTAATTGGTTTCTTCCTTCTCTTTTGTTTGGCAGTCATGCCAACACCAATAGGTTGTGTTTCAGTCCTTCTTTTCCTTGGCATACGGTAATGTGCTGGTTTACGTACAAGTATTTAACCATTTAATATTTTAATTCTTATTCACCCTATTCAAACGACCTTGAATACCACCTGCCCTCTCTGCTTTTTTAAGAACCTCAGTCCAACCAGGATGTTTATTATGTAACTTATCTCTCCACTCACCAACTTCTCCCACACCTGGCATAGTTGAGGGATCAGAATAATCCCTCAACCAATCGGGATTATCAGTACACCACTGATCCCAATCATGAATACTCATCTTAACTTCTTTCTGTTCACCAGTCTTAGTGTTGACCACAGGATAAGTTGCCATTACATTTCCTCATCACAATGCTTCTCTACAATCTCCTGAATGACTTCACTAAATGCATTACGCAATTCATATTGAATGTCATTCTTATCCTTCTTTAACCTACTAACTGTAATAGGTGGAAGTGTAAGTGTAGCAGTGATATCCCATAAACCAAGTTCTTTATTCTTGGTAGTGTTAATTTCAAGCATTTTTTTTCCTCATTGGTACTTGTATTGTCCATGATCCACCTTCAAGGTCAACCATGTCAAAGTTCTTCTTGAACTCCTTTTCTCTTTCTTTCTTTTCCTTTTCCATTGTTATGTCAATGGATTCAATACTCCTCTCACCATAGTGAGGACGATTTGGATCTTTTAAACCCATGTAATCTAAGATAGCACCATCTACCATATAGTAGAGTGTATCCCATGTCAACGTCTCTCTTAATTGAGCTGCAAGTTTGTCAATGTCATTCTTATCAAGATACTCACCAGTTGCTACTGCATTTGAGTAATCTTCATTTTGAGTCAAGAGTTTTGCTCTGATCTCTACCAACTCATTTAAATTGATAGTGATCTTTACATCATCATAAATTGCAGTCATTATTCTTTAAGATCAGGTAGTTTTTTCTCAACCCAGTGATCTGAGTTGTCTATTCCTGCAGCAGTAACATACCTCATGATATGCTCATCAATCTGATGATAGACTGGATGTAAATCCAAGTCCATATTAATATCATGTGCTATCTGTGCTATCTGATCTGCTGAGAAGCAATGATCAGGATGTAATAGATCACAACATGGTATTCTTTTTTCGATTAGTTCATTTAGATTGATTCTAATCTCGTAGTCTCTGTATACGGGCATTAATTCCACTCCATTGCTTGTGCTATTGATGGGAACTCTTTCATGAAAAGATCTCTAATCTGTTCAGCGATCTCCATATGCTCCTTCTGTGTACCATGAGCAGAACGCAAGTCGATATAGTGTATCCAACTACGAACACTTCCAGTCATGTACAGACGAGTTAGAGTTGCTTGTGGTAGTACCATTCTAGCACACTCTTTAGCAACCCCATACTCCAACATACTATTATATATCTCAAGACTCCGAGCGAAATGTTCCTCCATAGTTGCTTGCATATATGCCTCATCACGAGGGTTAATATCATCAATAGAGTTCTGTCTGTTCTTAGTATCTTGACGACGTAACTCAGGAGCAGGGATCTCTATCTGTAGTTCTTTACTATCAGCATATCTCTGAGAGAATTGTTGATATGTAAAACTCCTATGCCTTAAAATCTGAGTAGCAATTGCTAGTGATGTGTTAATCTCAACAGTCATGTGAGCATGCTCAAAGATGCTCCAGTGTTGATGTTTAATACAATACTTAAGAAGACCAGCGAAGTTATCGTTCTCTTGGTTTTTAGGGTTGCTCACACGAGCAGTGTATGCCATGTGCTTCTCAGCGTCAGGAGTAACACTTATTAATTTAATCATCTAAGTAATTTTTAAAAATTTCAAGTGCAGAATTCCAATGGATAAATTGACCCGCTTGATTAACAGGTACAAAACATAGAGTCCATCTTCCTTGTGGTGTAGGGTTGTTTGTACCATGAAGTACACCCACATTAACTAGACTAGGGCGGTTAGTGTTTGCTTCATAAAGTAATTCACAATCCTTCTCCTCTGCCCATAAGTTATGGTGTGCTTCACTAGTGTACTCACCAGTACCTTGCATAGATTTCTTAACCACTTTATCAGACTTCCACCATTGTGTCACCCCTTCATCAGGTCCCCATGTCATATTAATCTTTGCATGATTAGTATAACTTGCATGGTCAGTATGAATAGGTATCTTACTGAAGGGTGGTGTATAGAATACTTCCTTCAGAAATAAAGTAAGTCCTAGATCAATGAACCACTCTTCCATAGGATAGAATGGATAGTCATTAATATAATAATGCAATACTTTATTACCCTGCTGACTAAAGTTAGGTAGCGGAGCAATAGTAAAAGGTAAATTTATATACTTATGATAAGTATTAATCTGCGTACCCGTCGTCATCATTAAATGCCTCATCATATGTTTGGGTTGGGTCTACTGAAGAGAATGCTGCAGCAGCATTATTGTATTGATCTGTATCAGAATAAACTTCTGACTCCAACTCTTCCACAATCTCCTTAAGAGCCATGACCAATACTTTTAATTTACCTCTGTTTGGTTCCATTATACCTCACTAGATCTTCTGTCTATGTCTGACATAGTAGAACCTGATTTAAAATATTTGTTTATAACATTTACTTGATCATCATACCTTGCAATCTTATCTATCTCAACTTGAATTGCTTCAGTGATGTCAGAGTGCTCTCCTATACCTGCAGGATGTTCTAGATATACTTCAACGTTTGCTCTATGTTTTGCAATTTCACCTTGAGCATGTGCCAAGACTGCTCTTAGTAGTTGTTCTCTCATGTGTAACATTTGCACTCCATTCATAGTTGATATTATATATTAAAAAAGGGAGGGTGTAAACCCCTCCCTTTAAATTATTCTTTTTTTAGATGGTTGGACGTGCTAGAGGTGATTCTCCAGACAGATCCGCTTACATACGCTCTCATTGTCATCACACTCGACTAGGCACTGAAAATAATCGTTAATAGCATCATTGGTTTCTTCTTGAACTTCTGGATGGATATTACCCCAACCCGCTAATTGATTATAGGAAATTAGATTGTGCATTTGATGACCTCATAATTGATTTACTTGAGTTAACCCATAATGTAGGAGTTTTCGAGCATGCTGTTCTCCCGTTCTACATTTTTATTTATATGAATTAGGTCCGTATTTGCTGATACATTTACAAAAATTTATGCCTATTAGAAAACCTTATAGGTTGAAAAATACCTGGAGTAAATTTTCCGACTTTTCTGGAAAAGAAAAGCAAAAAAGGTGGGTCACCCCACCTTATGCTTATGCGTATGCAAGTGTTAGCTTAGCTCTTAGATGCAAACTTACGTTCGACTCTGATTCCACGATACATTAGATCATGGTTTCT